GGCGGTAAAACATTCGTCATCATGTCGTAGAACTCTTTAGCGTCGTTGTAATCAATAAGAAACTCGCCATTGTCGCCAAGCGGAATTTCCATAGCGAGAGCTTTGTAATTGTTAGTCTCACTCGCATTTTTACTGATTGCGCGATAATCTTCAATATCTGCCAAAGCACTAAACAGACTCACAAACGGGGGAATCGGAATATAATCGTGCTCATTTACCTTGATACAAATAGACTTTGTACTATCGAGCTCCTGCCATTTGTACAACTGAGTATTTGTCTTATATGTGTTGTACATAGTTTGAAACTCAGGCGGGTAGTTTGGCAATTTATCTTGATTTGAATCGAAGTATGAGAAATCGAACGCGAAATTATATACGCCATCTTCAATACTACTGATTTTACAATAATCCGCATCAAGATTTTGAAAAGCCACACTGTCGTTTGTTTCCCACTCATATCCATAATAAACATCATCACGGAATGCGATGGTAAACATTTTCGTTGCTTCGTGTGGCAAATTCATAAGTTCGACTGCGGTAACGCTAGAATAATACGCTTTCTTGAGTTTATTTGCATTAACCGTCTTAGAACGATCAAGCCCATAAGGAGAAATAGTATAAGAAAACGTAGACATATTTGCAAAATATTGAATCAGTCGGCGGTAGTAATTCGAAATATTGAACAGGTACTTGCTCATTTTTCGAAGCTGCTTTTCATAGCTGGCGGGATTGCCAAGATATGTAACGAGCTGATCCTTAGTGTATTTGGTATATGTCGGATTTGTTTCTGATGTTGATTCAAGGTTGCGAATACCAATCTTGGATAGATTAGCATAAACACCGGTGAGAAGGTCCTGATATGTAATATAAGAACTCTTGCCGTCCTTTGCATTTGTCACACGGACCTTTTTCTGCATTTTATCTTCAGCCATTACAGACCTCCCTTCCTTAATATCGGTGCTCTAAAGTCAAACGTGAGAGAAGTGGGTCTCCTGTTTTTCTTTTCCATACTACGTTCGACTTGTTGAGCGATATAGTAGTTATAAGACAGGGAAGAGTAGCGGTCTTTACGACACCCGGATTTCTCCTTGACCTTAATTACATTGTTTATTGTTTCATACCCCAGATTAACGAGTTCGTTTACGGCCAAGCCTGTATTGATATACGGCAGCTGTAGCGCGGCTCGCTCACTGGGAGACATCTTATCGTAACCTTTATAGAGTTTGCGTAATTGATCTTCGCAGCTATACTCGCTCTGAAGCAAGTGAATACGTCCCTGCTGGAAACCGCTACGGAGCCCGATGGCCACGTCACTGTTAAACTGTGAGCTGCCCATAATGGCCCAAATAACCTTCTTAGCATTTTTATCAGAACAACGATCGGCTACGTCGGGATTGTTGCAACAGCTAATAGCAGGATAGGTTTCACCGGTTTCGGGGTCGTATATATCTTTCATGAGCAAATCAATCAAGGGAATGCCCATAGAGCGAGCATCGATGCCAAGGTAATCGCAGTCGAAATAATCAAAATAACGACGTAACTTCAAAGCTTGGTCTTGAGTAATCATACCTTCGACGTTTTCGGAGTAAACGAAGTTGCTCGTATAGCGCCCTGATTTATTCGGCATCATACAGTTCAAAAAGATACTGGTTGCGTCATTATCGTTTTTCTTGGAACTCATCAGTGCAATATCGGCAGTGAGAATACGAATCTCTCCGTTTTTCTTTTTTGGAACGTCAGTCGCAGTAGGGGAGAGTACAATATTTGGCGCGTAGAATGCTTTTTCAATGACACGAGTTTTATTGATGTCATCAAACTGGAATAGACCACCTTCGGTAGCGCCGAGCTACTCGACAAGCATTTCCATTGCGAACTTCAAATCAGAAAATCCGGATTCGCTCATTTCATCTTCTACAGCTTCTTTGAGTAGAAGCCCTTCTTTGATACTCATACGATAATCAAAAGCACAACAGAAATATTTTTTACTTTGGTCAATCATATTAACAAAATAGTCCTTGCACTTTTCATAACTCCAATGATTTTGGAACCACGCGGAACTAAGATAAAACTCTTGATTTCGTTCGGCCATATGTTTGTATTGCGGCTTATTTAAAAATCCAGGATGACGAACAAGATTAAGGAACTTTTTAAGAACCATATTAATGATATCTTCATCCATCTGCCTATATTCATCGACCAGCACAAGGTTCGCACGCGCACCACGTGCATTATCTGTTGCGGTTACAACTTTAACATAACTGGTGTTTTTAAATATGATTTCAGCTTTTTGGTTGTTTATATCTACTTTTGCTATTTCAGATCTTAATAAAGGGCTCAATGGTACAAGCTCCTTCATTATTTTTTCATCCAAAATATTTATAGACTGGGTTCGTACTTTACAAGCAATTACGCACTTCGTGCCAGGCCATAAAATACATTTGATAACAATGAAAACTGCAGTCAGAAAAGATTTGCCTAGCATTGGTTGTTAACCAGTAGTTTTTTATCTACTGCTCTGGAAATTTCTCTCATTTACATCGGGCTGTCAATTCAGTCCCAGATTGGCGTACATTTTCGCGTCGGACACTCTTGGCGGGATTATATTTATTCACCCACTACGCTCTACGATGGCGGGAAGCCTTGCGCAATCTTCTCGCTTATCTCGGTATTAGCAGTTAAGCTTTCACCGATATTGCCCGATTTTTTCATTCAAATAGAATGGCGGCCTATAGATTTGACCGCGAGCGGCAATGAAGCAGAAGCCTGTACTTCGAACCATTAAATACAACAAAATCTGTTGAAATAATTTAAGATTCAAATTTAAATAGTCTTTCGCAAATCTTTGAGGATTCGCTCGATAGAAAGACGCTCTTAGAGCTACTGTGTTCATTATCTTTTCTGATTTAGTATTTGCTACTTCCTTATCTGTTAATTTTTCTCTGCTCAAGGTGAACCACCGCCTTCACCAACTCCGAAGATTGTCTCACGAAGGCTTGTGTCCGCCGAATCATCTTCTATAGATTCGGGTTTATGAGCGGTCCATTTCTCCATTTCTTCGTCGTATTCGTCTTGATATGGATTTTTTAAATGGAACATCTTCAGCAAAGTGCCCAGCACCCATACTCTGAAATACTTTCCAATTCCATCAACATCTTGCCATTCAAGCGCAGGCTCCGGAATCGGCTCTTCTTCTTCCCACTTCTGAATCAATGTGCCAAATGTATTCGTTTCAGCCAGCGCGTTATCATTCGTCTGGTTCGGTTTAATCTGAGCAGACCCCATCAAATTCTGTAAATTATCATTGGCTTCCTTGATTTTCTTGGTATCGCCAGTAGCGTCGGCCTTTTCACAGTTCAGTTCTGCCTTTGCGATACGTTTGAACAGAATCTCCTGTGCGGCCGTCTTGCATTCGTGACGAGTAATCAAGTTCTGATAATGTTCATCAAGGAAAAGATAGTCACGCTCATCCAGCCCCGCTCCCCAAAATTTGGTCATTTTCAGAGTAACCTTAGTACCAGTGGTCTTGCCAGATGCGAGCGCATCCTTTTTCTCTTGGTCAATCGTATTATCATAAGTTTCACCAGCATGTTGCCGAATATTTGAGAACCCCATATACAGGTTGATCTTCGGCGTAGACGTCTTAGTAGAACGATCAGCCATGGCGAGAATATCGTCGGAATAGACCAGATCAAACATCATACATAGACGCTTAATAGCCTCATCTTCATTGCCATACTTTTTTGCATAGTAGTCAAATATTTTAGTTCGACACTCATTACACCACGGAAGATACCCGTCATTCCCAGCAAACCATTGGCTCTGCGTTTTTGAGAAATTAGCTTTCCGAACATTATAAATTTCCCCGCAGCACATGCATTTCCCACCGCTCCAAGAATCAGGGATTTTTACACGAGGAGGCTTCTTATCTGCGGTAGTTCTGGCCATAGCCAATCACCACCGTTCCATCATCCGTCATGTCATCAAAACGATACCTTATTTCATTCTAGAGTTTAAGAATCGCATTCAGCTTCTTTGTTTTGAGGAATTTTGTATATACAGAGCCCGTAGTAGGATGCTCCCCAATTTCTTCATAGAAAATTCCCATGGAACGGATAAACAACGCCGTTCGTCTGGAATAACAGTAGAAGTAATCGCCTCCTAAATCTTTTACAAATTTTTCTTCCATCTCTTTAGTTTAGAACCCCCTTTTTAATTTAATTTCGTGGGTGCAGGTTGCGGGGACGATCCGCACTATACTGGATTATGAGTCCAGCCAGCACACCGGCGCTGTCACCTGCGACATATAAAGCCCGCTCAATTAAATTTGAACAGGCCGTATTTTACATATTTAATTTTCTGGGAAATGTTTCTTTGTTACCGCAACGCAGAACTCTTCGATTTCACTCGCCCAGCGTGCTGTGCCTTTCCCGTATATAGCCTCCCATATCAGAGGAAAGCCGCCGATTCCGTCAAACAAGCTGCCCAGCGTTGCGCCCGCCGGAAGATATGGTTTGATTTTCTGGGCGATCCAGAACCATTGCGGCAAGGCGATGGAGTTTCCTAGCGCCTTATAACGCGGACTATCCGCAGGTTTATGGTTTTTGCCCTTGGTGTCCGTCCATTCTCCAATGTCCGTCCATCCGCCCGGGTAGCCTTGCAGACGTTCACATTCCGTCGGTGTCAAGCGCCGGACGATCCATTTGAGCAATCTTTTATCCTGTCCACGAACAAGCATATCGTTATACGCATCCTGCCCATTGTAGCTACCCGAATGTGCGCCGGGCGATAGCGTACCTGTTGTTGTTTGGATTGGGGCGTTTATGTATCTTTCTGTCAGG